TCTACTATTATCTATGGATGAGACAATTGAGCGCAAATATGAGACCTTTTGGCTATACAATGATTTACATCCATTAATGATACATGAAAATTATATAAATAATACATTAAGTGCGAGGGATGAAGTTAAAAAATTAGATAATTTATCTTATTCAGCAGATGCTTTAACAGACACAGATATATTTGATAAATATGTAAATATGACGAACTGGGAGTTTGAACCACATGTTGCATTCAGTACAATTAGAGCAGCATCTAAATGTAATAAAAAAGCAATGATAAAATTTCCACAGATACTTGGAAGAATATCAACAATGTATAAAAATAAAAGAGAAAAATTGAATTATGAAGATGTTGAATTCTTTAAAAAGGAAAAAACAGTTGTTAAAAAGGTAAGAGAGCCAAAAGAAAAAAAAATAACGGAACTAAAAGCAAAAAAAGAGACAAAGTCAAAAACAAAGAAATAATATATTTAAAAAGTATTTAAAGAAATATATATTATTTATAAAAACTACTTAAAGCTCTTTAAATAAAAAATTATATTATATTTTTTCTCTCCATTTTAAAGCGTTTAAAACCTCGGCATATGACCAAGTTAAATCATATGCTGATATTTGTTTACCATTATTTTTATCTATTTGTTCATACATATGAAAATCATATGGTTCAATATATTTTTTAATTCTATTTAATATTCCATCACCTTGTAATTTAAATAATTCAACTAAATCTTCTGGTAAATCTTTTAAATTAAGTGCTATTAACCACATATATTTAGTTTCAGTACTCATAATTTTTCCTTGTTTTAATTCACCAGAAATTCTATACATAATGGATGCTAAGGCTGCTGTAGTTAAGATCCAAGGGTTTCCTCCTGCATATATATCTCCTGGATATCTACCATATAAAATACCATAATATGACATATCATATTTATTAATTGGATATTCTTCACTAAAAGCTAAATTATAAAAATAAACTGTAGATGCTACTTCATATGATAATGGGTTTAAAAAATTATCTTCACTATCATAACCATCATTTATTCCTACAATTACAGCACCATCTACTGGTCTATTATTAGACTCATAAAAATAATATCCATTCCAATGTGTAAAATAAATATTTGTTTTTATTGTATTAGATATTGTTTTCCAATTTATCTCATCATCCTGATGACCTAATTTAGCTGCTAATTTGGCTCCCATTGAAAGTGCTTTGGCCATTGTTACTCTATTCCAAAAAAAATCATTATTTGTTATTTCTTCCCATAAGTCACATGTATTATCATCATAGCCATTTATTATATAATCTAAATTATATTTAATTATAGGCCAAGATATATCTGTTGATACAGCTGAATTTATAAGAGCGATTGCTTGTAATCCTGGACCATCATTTTGAGGACGACACCAAGCGCCTGTATAAGCTGTTCCACTTGGTATATTGTATTTTGGTTCAATTCTTATATCAATATTATTAGGATCTACTTTGCTCTGAATATTTTTAATCCATTTAACATAATCATTAGAAAATTTTAAAGAAAATGATGAATTAGTATAGAATTCAAGAGTATCCATAGTTAATCCACCATCCCTCGCCCAATGATAAAAATAAGAACCTCCTGGTGTATTTAAATCAGGCGCAGCTGCTACTGCTCCTGTAGAGTTGATATCTATATTGGCAATAAAATAATTAAAAAATGTATTAATTTCTTCCTTCATGAATGGAGTAATTGAATTAAGATTTTGTTTATAATAATTTGCTTTACTATATTGATTAGGATATGTACAGTAAGGTGATTTATCATTAGTAGGTTGCCAGCAACAACCCTTATTAATACATTCTTCTTGATTTATTCCTGTATAACCGCAATCTGTTTTTCCATAAGAACTTGCTGTTTCAGGACAAATTAAACCCTTTACTAAGTGGATGATAGAGAGAAACAAAATAAACTTACTCATAGATATAATGAATAAATTATTTTAAACCATTTATAAAAATATATTAAATTAAACTTAAAGAATAAGGATGTTTAATGTCTTTAAGTATTCTTAATATATATTATTTCAAATCAACTTAAAGGGAAAAAAACGTTTTCACTACAACCATGTAGTATAATGTCTGGTAATTTTCAAAAAGTCATGGAGTGAAAAAAAATTTTCTGAAAATGGAAAAGTATTTTGACTTTTTAAAATTGGACATTTTTGGAATTTAAAAATGTCCAAAAAAAAATAGTGCCGATATTTTGCCGACTTTTGTTTTCCTCCTTACCATATTTTAAAATTAAGGTAAGGCGACCAAAAAAATAATTTTCATTTTGTTACGATAATTTTTTTTTGACATAAAATCTTAAAAAAGTTGTAAGGATACTTTAGGAAACTATTTATATATATATTTTGAGATAAATATATATAAAAAAATCTCAAAATATACTATAAAATGCCAAAAGATAACATAGACTATTCTAATACTATAATATATAAAATATATTGTAAAAATAACTCTATCAAAGATATTTATATAGGTCATACTACAAATTTTACAAAAAGAAAATATCAACATAAGATTTGTTGTAATAGTGGAAAGAAATTAAAAATATATGATATTATAAGAAAAAATGGTGGTTGGGAAGAATGGGATATGATTGAAATAGCCAGATACAATTGTCAAGATGCAGTAGAGGCTAGAATAAGAGAACAAGAACACTATAATTTACTAATCCCAACATTAAATATATTAAAACCTATTTATGAAAATCCTTATCAAGAATGGATTAAAGATGATATTATTAATGACAAAGATACAAATATAATTTGTAATGATAAATATATATGTAAATGTTGTAATTATTCTACAAGCAGAAAAAGCAGTTATGACAAACATAATGCAACATTAAAGCACTTTAAAGTTGCAGAGGAAACTAAAAAATTGCATTTTGACACTGAAAAGTTGCAAACAGTTGCAAAAAAATGCAAAGAAATTAAATTAACATGTGAGTTATGCGATAAAGAATTTGCACATCGTTCAGGATTATGGAAACATAAGAAAATTTGTTTAAATTCAAATAATGACCAAACTATAAAAACATGTCAATCAATATCCCAACCAAGTAATGTTATAACTACAGAATTAGTGATGGAATTAATTAAAGATAATAAGGAGATGAAACAAATTATTCTTGAACAACATAACACCATAAATAATCTAGTTAAAAATGGAATTAATAATATTAATACAAATACTAATTGTATGAATAATAATAAGACATTTAATCTACAATTTTTCTTAAATGAGACTTGTAAAGATGCTATGAATATTACTGATTTTGTAGAATCAATCAAGGTCCAATTATGTGACCTTGAAAATATGGGTGAAGTTGGATATATTGAAGGAATTTCAAATATTATTACTTCAAACTTGAAGGCACTAGATGTGACAGAAAGACCAGTTCATTGCACAGATAAAAAGAGGGAAACAATCTATATAAAAGATGATAACAAATGGGAAAAAGAAGATGACAATAAGTCACATTTACGAAAAGCGATCAAGAAAATAGCATCAAAAAATCAGAAGTTACTTCCTGCATATAGAGAGAAATATCCTGGATGTCAATATGCCGAATCTAAACATGGTGATAAGTATAATAAAATGGTTATAGAAGTTTTAGGAGGTGAAGGAGATAATGATGCCGAAAAGGAAGATAAGATAATTAGAAATATATCCAAAGCAGCTATCATCAAAAAGGATTAAATAATAAATTCAAATATTTATTTTATTATTTATTTTGTTCGATAAATTGCTTATGTTTATTACTTCTATAATGTTCTGTTTTACCGGAACATCTAACTTCTGAGCCACATTCACATATAATTATTTCTTTTTGTTTCTGTAATATTTTTTCTTTATTTTTTTGATACCATTCATCCTTATAATTTTTAATTTTTTCCTCATTATTTTCTTTATATTCTTTAACTTTAGCTTTTATTTCTTCTTTATGCTCTTCATAATATTTATGTGTTTGCTCTTTAATATGTTCTTTGTAAGTTTCATTGTATAATTTCTTAAATTCTTTTATTTTTTCAGCATTTTTCTCTCTATATTCTTTTTGTTTTTCACGTAAAATTTCATTTTTCTCTTCTTCTGTAATTTCTTGTTGTGGCTCAGTTATTATCCCACAAAGTTTATTTTGATAATCAACATGAATTTTTGATTGTAAGTGTCTATGTTTATTTCCAAATGTATATTGATTACCACATTCACAATTAATTATTTGTGATTTTTGTTCTTTTAATTTTTCTTTATTTGCTTCACGCCAAGTTTTTTGTTTCTCTCTAGCTTCTTCTTTATGTTGTTCTCTATATATTTTCTTTTGTTCAGCTAATTTTTCTTTATTTTTCTTTCTATATTCTTTTTGCTTTTCTGCAATATGTTCTATATGCTCTTCAGCATATTGTTTTTGATATTCTAATTTATGTTCCTTATTTTCCTCATATTTATGTTTTGCTTTTTCAAGAACATTATCTTTATTTATTTCATACCATTCTTTTTTTTGTTGTTCTTTTTCTTTATGTGATATAATAGGATTTACGCAATTCAACTGAGCATTTAATGTTTCTATCCAATATCGTTCCCTTATTTCAGCTTCTCTTTTATTATTACAATTATACATTTCTATTTGAACCATTGTCCAATTATCCCATCCTCCATTATCACGAATAAAATTATAAACATAAAGATTATAATTATTGGAATTTTCATTACAACAATTAGTTTTATGATTATTTTTTCTATTTATGAAATTAGTTGTATGTCCAATGTATATTTCACTAATTTCTGGATTTTTGCAGCAAAGTTTGTAAATAGTTGTTTGAGAATAATCCGTTTGAGTTTTAGGCATATTATAATATATAACAATAATTTATTTCTAAATTATTTACGAATATCTTATAATATCGTATAATGTTGTTGATTTATTCAATACATTAAAAATCGTCTGTGAAGTTAAATGCTTCTTCGCTATTATTTTTATTAGCCAACGCATAATCAGGGACACGTTTTTCAAAGAAATTGGTTTTCCCTTCTAGACTAATTAAATCCATAAAATCAAAACAATTAGTAACATTATAAATCTTTTTATAACCCAACTGAACAGCAAGACGATCTGCAACAAATTTAATATATTGAGTCATAAGCTCGGAGTTCATTCCAATTAATTTACATGGTAAAGCCTGACAAATAAATTCAGTTTCAATTTCAACAGCTTCTTTAATAATTTCATTAATTCGAGACTTATCAATCTTCTTTTGAAGCTTGCTATATAAAAGAACAGCAAATTCGCAGTGAAGTGCTTCATCGCGTGAGATTAATTCATTAGAAAATGTAAGACCTGGCATTAATCCACGTTTCTTTAACCAATAGATACTACAAAATGCGCCACTAAAAAAAATTCCCTCTACACATGCGAACGCAACTAATCTAGTAGCAAAGCTGCTTCTATTATCGTGAATCCATTTTTGAGCCCAATCAGACTTCTTTTTAATACATGGATAATTAGAAATAGCATTAAAAAGCTTATCTTTTTGCTCTTTATTTTTTATGTATGTTTCAATTAAGAGACTATAAGTTTCAGAATGAATATTTTCCATTGCAATTTGAAATCCGTAAAAGGCTCTTGCCTCAGCTAGTTGAACATCATTCATAAAACGTGATGCTAAATTTTCCAAAACAATACCATCACTAGCAGCAAAAAAAGCTAGAATCATTGAAATAAAATATTTTTCCTCATCATTTAAGCTTTCCCAATGAGTTAGATCCTTTGTTAAATCAATTTCTTCGGCTCTCCAAAAACAATCAACTTGTTTTTTATACATCTTCCATATATCATCACATTTAATTGGAAACATTACAAAACGATTATCGTCAGGGGCTAATAGCAGTTCTGCTGAATTTTTTGACATCCTAAATAATATATAACAAAGATTTTAAATTTTTTTTTTTAATATTAAAATAATTGTTTATTTTAAGAATGGAAATAGTTCCTTTTGAATCAAAACTCATAATTCCTATTAGAGAAAGTGATGAACAATTTATTCAAATTCAAAATTTAATTGAAGCCAAAAGAAATTTTTTAATAGAAAAACAGAAAAAATTAAGATTCATAACTAAGCAAAACCGATTTTTAGAAGCAGTTAAAAATGATTATAAAAAATATAATGAATATTTAAATGAACAAAAGAGAGAACAAATTAGAGCACTTGAAATTCTGGATAATTACATAAAAGATTTAACGATTTCTGGTAAATTAACAAAACATAATATTGAAGACGCAAAAGTAGAACAATCAAAAATATTAAGAGAAGTAAAATCTATTAAGGAAAGTTTAGATTCTATTATTAATAATATAGATGAAGTTCAAAATACTTTGAATAAAAAGAAAAATTATTTACATTAATATCATTTATATTAAATTTAATATCAGTTTAATATATATATATGTCGACATCTAATGATTTTATTACCCAGTTTGAAGCTAGTATGTCTAAACTTAGTGACATAAGAAGAGCAATACAAACAAATATTCAAATGAAAGAACAGTTTTCAAATAATATAAAGGACAGCCTAGTTCAAATAAATAATCGTTTGAAAGATTTAGCTGGTAAAGTAAGTGTATTAAAACAAACAGCAGATGATTTACAATTACAACTTAATAATAACACTACATCTATTGGTGATAAAGATAGTCAATTAGCTCAATTACAGGCTCAAATACAACAATTACAAGGAGAACGTGATAATGCTATAGCAAAACTTAATGATGAAAAGCAGCAATTAATAGATCAAGCAAATCAAAAACAAAGTCAAATTGATCAATTAGAAGCACAATTAAGAGATTTAACTACATTGAAAGATAATTTAACTGCTGAAAGAGATGCATTAAAAAATGAAATTCAAGGTAAAGGTGATCAATCTCAACAACATGCTGATGCAATTCAAAAATTAACACAAGAAGCACAACAGAGGGAAACAGATTTAAATAATAAAATAAATGATTGTGATGCTAAAATTCAACAATATGAACAACAAATTAAAGATAAAGATGCTCAAATAGCTAAAATTAATGAAGAACATCAAAATACACAAGGAGCTACTCAAAACGCTGCTCAAAATTTACAGAATCAAATTGATAAATTAACTCAAGAAAACCAACAATTAATTCAAAGAATTGTTCAGGCAACACAAGCTATTAATGAGGCAGCTGATGAATTAAATAATATATCACAAGCCGTTCCAAACGCACAAACACAACAAGAAGTTAATGAATTATTAGCACAAATTGAACAATCATTAGAAAATATTGGACGTGCTATTCAAGGACAAACCGCAGCAGCTCCCTCTCAACCCCAACAAAGGAAATTGAATCTTAATGCTGTAATTGAATTACAAGATATTGGTTCTGGACAAAAAATTAATTTACCATTAAATGTAATTTTACAGATGATATCTAATAAAGCTAAGCAATTTCCAGTAGGACAAGATAATAAATATAGTACATCACTTAAGGACTTGAGTAATATAACTGATATAAATGATGTCATAAATATTTTAAATAAAAATGGAATTGAATTTAAAAATAATAAAATAATGGGTGGTCGTACAACTAGAAAAAATAAAAAACAGAGTGGAGGTTTTACATATAAATCATCTTCAAAAAGAAAAACTATTAGTTCAGTTAAAAGTTTAAGAAAAACATCAAGAAGAAGCTCTAGATAATTCTGAGAGCATTCCCTTTATTCCAGAATAATTTATACAATTGTTTGGCCATTTTCCATAAATTTCTCTATATTTTATAGAATTTGGATTACATCTATGGATTAGACATAATTTTCTCTCTTTATAAATACTCTTCCATTTTCTTTGTATTAATTTTATCCATAATGTTTTAATAATTGCTACACAATGACCTGTATCTAAATAAATACATTCAGTTATTTCTGGTTTAATATAATTTTTATTATTAAGTATTTGTCTATAATTTCTAAATATATCATGATTTTTATCATTTAAATTATTATGCTCATTTTTAAGATGATTGATCGTATAATTTATATATTCTATATTTAATTTTTTATATCTTTCATAAATTAAGTAATGATATAAAACATTCTCACGTAGTGTATTTGCATATCCATGTAATTGTCTATTATATAACTCACATATTGATATATTAAAACGAGTTATACTTCTTTCTTCAGGTTCGTAACATATATCATCATCATCATATTCAATTTCATCGTCTGTAACATCATACTCATCATATTCATAGTTAGAACTTGGCATTTAAAAGTAATCTAAATTAATCTTAATTAATGTTAATGAATAAAATGAATATTTAAATCAATTTTTTTTAAATATTATATATATAATGAAACTTAATTCATTCGTAACCAATTTTTTAACCAATAAGTGGGTTTTAAATATTGTAGCCCTTTTGGCACTATTTAATGTAATAGGATATGCAGTAACTGGAAATACTGATGCTGTTTTATATTTTATAGTATTTGCTGTTTTAGCAACATTCTTTAGTAAAAATATGATTATTGTTTTAGGCATTCCTTTGATTGTTGTAAATTTATTAGCAATTAATAGTATTAAAATAGAGGGAATGGAAAATAATACAAACACAAGTACTGATACAAATAGTAATCCAAGTAGTGATACTAAAGCAACTGATGAACAACAAAAAATAAATGAATTAGTTAAAAAAAATCCTGATACAAAATCAAGTCAGGGATTACAGATGCATAATCTAGACACTACAACTCATAATACAACAAATAATGCTGCTCAATTAAGTGGTGGAGAACAAGAAGGAAAATCTGGTTTTGAAGTAGGTCGCCGTAAAAATAGAGGTTATGAAATTGATTATGCTACAACTATTGAGGATGCTTATGATGAATTAAATAATATTCTAGGCAGTGATGGAATTCAGCGTTTAACAAGTGATACTCAAAATTTGATGAAACAACAAATGCAATTAGCAGAAGCTATGAAAGGAATGGGTCCAGTTATTAAATCAATTGCTCCAATGGTTGAAAACTTAAAAGGAATGATGGGACAAATGGGAGATGGTAATGAAGGATTAGGAAGTATTTTAGATTTAGCTAAAAAATTTTCTAGTCAAGCTGCTCCAGCAAATTAAACAGTTTTAATATTATAATTATATAATTATATAATATGAAAAAATGTCCTCCTGGTGTAATATGTATTGAGAATTATTCAATGTTTTTTATATTGATTTGTTTTTTAATTTTAATCTATTTATTTTATGTAACTATGATTAAGCAAAGTGTTGTTGTAAATAATTCTCCAACAGAGAAAATTGTTATAAAAGATACAACAAGAGAGAGCAACAATTCGGGAAGTTGGTTTGGAAATTTGATACCAAGTTGGCCTTATACTAATTTACCAAGTGATCCTTTATTAAATCCTTATGCTCCACCTCTTCGTGATGAACGATATTTTATTCCTAGTTTTTCTTCATATGGAAGAGCTCTTCCTCCTGGAGCGATTCCAATTAATATATCTACAAATATTGGTGCTGTTGATACTCAATATAGACAACTAGGAATTTTAACTTCTACAAATTCTAAAGGAAAAATAATACCATTAATGGGACGACCATTATTTGTAAATCGTGATAAATGGCAATACTATACAAATAGTGAACAATTAAATAGTATGAGATTACCAGTTTCTAGGAATGGTAAAAGCTGCACAAATGAATATGGATGCGATAAATTATTTACAGGAGATACAGTTTATGTTGAAGGTATAAATGAACCTTATAGAGTTACTTTATATGATAATGATACCATTAAATATTTACCATTTATTTAAAAAATTATATATCCCCAAGAAGAAAAGCAATTATAGATAGAATTATTATATCAACTATAAATATTATTATAAAGTGAATTAGTTTTCTTTTACCTAGATATTTAAGTTCATTATTTGGATATGTTTTATTCCATTCATTTTCAAATATTTTTAATATTTCATAAACTAAAAAACCAATTATAACAAGTATAGCTGTTCGTAAAGAATGAAATAAAATTTTATAATG